TCAGTTGGGTCAACAACAGTAATATCAACGTCGCCCCAAGTAACCGAACCTGGATAATTAAAAGTATGTCCAAGATATTTGTGCTCAACCGAGTTGATTGTATATCCTGGCTTTGTAGCAGTCTTAGCATACCAAACAATAGATGATGTAATACCTGTGTCAGTTAAACCAGTGATCTGAACTGTAAATCTAAAATTTCTTTTTGGGTCTTTTTGCGTACCATTTGAGAAGTTTTCTGTCCAAAATGCCATGTGTAAAGGCTCCTATAATGTTTATACTTTAAATAGTAAATGTGAGAGAAAAATCTCTCACATTTTCATTAATCATCAAATGCTGCACCAGTTGAAAGAATGGAGAAGTCAATTGCGATATACTCAATTGCTCTAGCTGGCTTAATCATGATCTTGGCGTACAGAATGTTCTGATCGATAAGATCTGGAGTAGTGGTTGTTTCGTCAAGAACTAGACGGTAATCAGTGATACCAAACTGAGTTTGAACTCTTGATAGTAGAGGCTCGACAAGACCCTTGAATCGGTTCCAAGTTGCTTGCACGTTCTGCTCAAAAAGAACTTGAGTTGATAGAATGGAAATTTGTTTCTTTAGGTAAATAACCAATCTACGAACGTTAATTCTGTCAAGAGCAGATGGGCGCTCTTGTAGGGTCTTCTGACCAAAGACAACGATACCTGTGCTTGGGAAGCTTGCGATTGGGTTAATGCGAGCCTCGTAAAGTGTGTCACGTTGCTTAGAAGTTAGTCTTTCGGAGACGTTTGACACTGGAATGCCAGCTGCGCCGCCTGTTAAGCCTGCACGGTTGAAGCCAGCAGGAGCAAACCAAACAGCAGACTGACGCTCAGAGGAAGCAAAGACACCAAGCATAGCAACAGAAGGCGGAATCCAAAGAAGTCTACCGCTTTGCTCGTCGCGAGTCTGAACCCAAGGATAGAAGGTGCAGCCATAAGAAGAGTCTAATCTTCTATCTCTTAGCGCGTTTGCTGCGCTGATTGGTGTAGTGCCGATACGGCTAGCCTTGTCTGCGTAGTAAGCTTCGTGAGAAGGAATATAAACATCAGCCAAATCAACAACTGCTAATGCATCTGCTCTTTCGCCGCAAACATCAATCATGTGAGTGGTTAGAGCATCTGTTGTTAGCCCTGGCATGGATAGAAGATTCATGTCAAGATACTCTGGGTCTGCAACTGTATCAATCGCACGCTTAATTGTATAGTAAGCGTAAGAGGTAGTTTCGGTTGCACTAGTCATGCCAGCGTTGTAGAACGGGTCTGGAACAGTGATATCAACACCGTCAAAACCTCCCCAGAATGGAGCAGTAAATCTGTTGTACTCTGCATCGAGAAGAGTGTTGTATGTGTTTGAACCTCTCGCAGAAACAGAAGTACCAGCTAAACGTGACCCAGAAGCGTAAATATACTCGCTGGTAGCAGAAGAGCTAACGTTATCAAGGGTAAAGATGTAAGAATATCCGTTGATTGACTCAATAGCATCGCCAGTTGGATCTGTTGGAACGTTGTTTGTTGTACCAAGATCGATGTAAAGTAGGCGTTGTGGGTCTGCAACAGACGCATCTGGTCTGGTTGAAGAAGCAGTTCTGGTAACTTCCATGCCGAAATAAGCGTTAGTTGGGTCGGACAAGCCACCATCAAGAGCGCTGTTGCGAAGTCGGACAGATGGGAAAGCAAACGAAGCAGTTGCAGCAACACCATAAGAAGATGATACAATTAGTGCCGAGTCACCGTGACCACCTGGAAGCGCCGTGCCTGCAACAACAAATCGCTGGTCTAGTTCTGCGGCGTTAGCCACATCCATCGCTAGTGCAGTAACGTCTTTATACTTCGGAGGACCGTAATAACCAAATGGTAGTAGAACCGGATCGGTTGCACCAGCTTCAACATCAGCGTTCATTTCAATTCTAACAAATTTTGATAGGTTATCGAAGTCGCCATAAACTTTTAATCTACGCTCTGTGGCGTCCCAGCGCTCGTATTTGTCACCAATCTTACGAGCAACATAATCTGCAGAAGTTGGGTCTAAAGTACAGTTGTCGAAACGCTCTAGAACTACGACTCTGCTATCTGTATCAAGTAACTGGCGAATAACAATAGAGAAAGTGCCATACTCGCTGGTGGTTGTGGTAGAGCGCTTAATGTTCTCGATAGAAACTTTGGCGTTCTTGTGCATCCACTCACCGTGACCACGACCAATTAAACGGAATAGTTTTGGTAGAGAAGCTGGATTGAAAGAAGAGTAATCTCCAAGATCCTGACCAACAAACCAGCCAGCAACAGCTTCCTGCGAAGGCTGACCTTTCATTCGGTGTGGTCCAACTGTTGAAGCGGAGCCGGAAGCGATGCCAACAACAACACCAACAAGAGAATCAGAACCACCACCAATAAGCGAACGCTCACGTAGTTCTTGTTCGAAAGTCTCGCCTAGCCAATAATCTTCGTAAGAAGCACTTGGGTAAAAAGCACCTTGAGGAGAAGTTAGCTGTGGGTTGGTGTTTAAACGCTTGCGAGCAAAATACTCAGAAGAATCATCAAAGTTGATTGTGTATTTCTTGGAGCCGTTAACCGCGCCGTCGATAACAAGAACAAAGTTATTGTTTGAATCAGATTCAACGATAGTTGAAGAAGCTTGAACGCCCTCAGTAGAGCCAGCAAGAGAGCCAGATAGCTGAACTGAACCAGAAGCAGCGTAAATAATACCAGCTAACTGAAAAGAGCCAGCAGAACCAGTGTATTCACCGTTCGAAGAAGAAACTGCGATAAATAAACCGTAAGCACCGCCAGCGGAAGTGCCGTTAACTGGAGCAGTTGCAGTTCCTGCGTTATTTTCAGTTTGCCAGCCAGCCTGTGCATCAGCGGTGCCGTCGTTGTTAGCGTCTTGCTGACCAAGGAGGCGAATATAAGTTAGCGGAGCAACATTAGCGTTAAGAAACGCTTTCGCTGCGTAAGTTCCGTACATTGGAGACTGATAATTGCCACCACGGTAAACATCACCACCACCGTTGCCTGGAACCGCATCACCCATTAGCTCAACGAACTCTGAATAAGATTGAACTTTCACGGGAGTCATAGCAAGACCGCGAGTTGCGCGACCAATAACAACTGGACCAATTGCATCTGACTCGCGTGGTCTAAAAGAGTTGTCAATCTCGTTGATGAAAACCCCTGGTGAAACAAACTTAAAATTCTTTACTGACATTTATAGATCCTCACTTTAAGTTGGTGGTATAAACCACCTTAGTCATACCTAAATAGTGTCGAGCGGCTCAAAAGGAGATCAGGAAGAAAACAAATATAATGTTTTTGTTCTCAGGAACTGATCGTATAGAAGCCATCATCGTCTTCTTTTACAATTGATTCCATTGGATATGTAATCTCAACAAAGTTTTCTTCGACCCTTACAATAGGTCTATCATCGTTCTCGCCTTCGCCAATTAAATAACCAAGAACTTTTATGCTTATTTCTGTACTGAATATTCTTATGTCCTCACCAAGAGCAGCAGTATTGTTGTTGTGTGAGAAGTTTTGATCAATAAACGCTTCGTATGTGTGTCCATTTCTGCGAAGATTAAAAGCATTTATTTGCCCTGTACGTGCCATGAACGGAGTTATTATTTCGTTCATTTGCTGTTGGTATTCTGTTTTAATTGTAATTTTATAATCTAAGTTTATATAAACTGGAAATGGAATTGAAAGAGAACGAACAACAATTTTTTTGTTAACTCTTGGGGCGTATTTCTGCGCTGTGCCACCAGTGTAGTTTGCTGCGCGTGTATTACCAACAACAGCAAAGTTTCTTGTTTTATCTTGGACAATTTGTTTTGCAATAACCATACGCCCTGCTCTACCATTTTTATCTTTAGAGTATAAATGAGCTTGGAAAGATCCTTTTCTTGCTGGATCTTTTACTATGCCAGTGCGTTCAATGCTGATAACTGGAAGAATTAAAACACCGTCATTATCTCTTAAAGATTTATCGTCTTTTACTTGGAACGCTCGCTCTGGGGATTGCCAGAATACAGGAACCTTATTCCAGCCTTTGTTTGTTGTTGCGCTAAGTGCTAGATCTTCTTTTAGCCATGAAACAATTGCATAATCTATTGTCTCAATAGAAGAGTTTAACATACCAACTTCACTTAGTTTTAACTCAGTGCCTGGAGGTATCATAGCGAAATCAAAATCTTTAGGTAGCATCAAACGCTCCTTGTCTTGTAAGTCTGCATGTCGCTGAAATCTCAAAGGATTGACCAGCTTGACCAAATAATAGTTTTGGCTTTGAAGTTTTTACTATCTCATAATAACTATCATTATATAAAACATAATCGCCAACACGAACAGATAAATTTTGATCTGTTTCTAATCTTCGCTTATGAAAATGTACATTAATTTCTGATGAATTATCCACACCAACACCATCTAAATATTTTGTTGAGAAATCTGTATATTCCACAAGAGCATAAACGTGAAGAGGAGGCAAGAAAGTTTTTTCTATTGCTTCTCCGTACAAATCATGAAAGTTTGTTCTCTCAACATCAATAGGATAATAAAGAATCTGCTGACCAATTACTTTTTCGATCAGTTCATCGTTAACTTGCTTTACGAGATCACGCTCTTTCTTGCCGAGAAAGAGCGGAGGAGGAGGTGCTGCTGGTCTAGACCATTCGTTATCAGACATTTAATTGCCTCTAAAATACTTTGACAGGATTGCTTCAAGAGCATCGTGCATTTCATTTTCCAATTGTATTGCTTCTTCTTCTGATATATCAATATTCATTGGTAAACGAACTTTAACTCCAACAACATTGGGTCCAATATCCATATCATATATGGCACCCGGTGTAAGACAGGCGCGCTCTTCATCTGGATTTTTGATGTAATCTTTCCAATTTTCTAATAATAGTTTCATAGTTTATCCTACGAAGATTGGTAGCGGAGATTGCTTGAAAGTATTTGCAGCAGCTTCAGCGGTTTCAGAATCTTGTTTAGCAAGTTCATTGTATGTGACTTTATCGAGGATCTCCATTAATTTATCTTTTAATTGTTGCTGTTCGTCTTTTGCCTGCGACAATAACTCTGAATGGTTTAGTGTAACAGATTCGCCTGGGATTGGCATAGTTGTATATTTGCCTCGTACTTGTCCAAGCATTTCTTTACATAACGCCAAAGCATACTTACGAATCCATTGTTTGCCAATAGAGTTGATGTTTGCATATGGAAGATTATCAAAAGGAAGAGTATTGATGTTGTTAATGCCGTCTACGCCATCATTATAATTTGCATTTACATCCCAGGAGTTTGCATTATCAACATAAAAGTTGACCCAAACACGATTGTATTCTGAATCTCCAAAACCAAACTTATCTGGCTGAGGAAATAATCTTAATTTGTTGTCTCTTAGCTCATAAGAATAATGAGAGGTTCTGGTATAAATTGAATCTTCGTACATGATTGCTTGAAGTTTATTTTGCCAAGTTGGGATAATCTCAAATGTAGAATCATCAGCAAATTGTCCGTAAGTTGAATAATTGCCAACAACGCCTACGCCACCATAATAACCGTAGAAACGCCACATAGCACGAGGAGACTTATAAAAAACTTTAGTAATAATAACCCTATTCGTTCCAACTGCACCAGAATAAGGCACAGCATTTCCAGCATCGTCAACACCAGAATCTGAAGCGCTAACAATAATTGTTTGTAAATCGTAGTCTTGAACACCTTCTGTTATACTGAAAGAAGCTGAATAAATTGGTGTTGTCCCGCCAAAGCCGGCAATCGTTGACATTACATCACCGACTCCGCGAGCGTGTGCGATTTGAAATCTTGGATAACGAAGGTTTACAGAAGATGGACCTTCTTTTAATTCACCTTTATGGTCAAATGTTCCTGTTTGTTCTCCAAGAACACTTGATACAATGTTCTGTGCTTGATGAAGATTTACAATATAAGAATATTCAAGCACAGCTTCTTCGTATGCCGTATAAACATCAGCAGCAGTTAATTCAATATCAACAACAGAACCACCAAGTTTTTTGAAAACATAATTAACTTGAAGCGCTGCCCCACTAAGAAAGTCTGATGAACCAGTATAAATACCATAAGGCACTGCTGATGCAACATCAGATGCAGTACCAGTAGATGGTAAAACTAAAGCGCTAACCTGTGATAATGGATTAAGGTTTGTTGGCATTTGTAGAAGTTTCCTTTAATTTACTCTGCTGATTTTTTACTGCGAGTGCTTTTACGG